TTTATACATAAACTCTACAGCATCTCTTTTAAGTAAAAAATAATTAAATATAAAGTTAGCTAGATCGTATGATACAGCTTTCTTTATTACTTGATATTTATGGTCTTTAAACATTAAAAATCTCCTTTTCATTTTCATTACACAATAATTCTAAATTTAAACTAATTCTTTTATTATTTGTTGATGGTTCTGGATTATGATCTAAAGAAGATGGAAAGATTAACATGTCTCCATTATTAGGTTTAAGATATATTTGTTTATTATTTTGTTTAAAATTTATGCCTTTACCTTGAGTCTGTAAATATATAACAGAATTGATAGTAGCAGATTTTTTATGATTGTGCCAACCAGTGTCATTATACATATTATCAGTCATGTAACACCATACTTTAAAAGTTTTATCTTTTATAGTAAAAGGTTTTAATATTTTTTTAGCACAATCAATAAATATTTTATAAAGAGTATCTATATATTTTGTTTGTACTTTAAAATTACAACCTCCTTTTTCTTCTTTTCTTTGATTTATGCATTCTTTAATTAAATCTTCTTTAAAATTTTTAATATCTTCTTCTATTGAAAAACAATGAATTAAATTTTTAAACATTAAAACCTTTTTGTAAAAAATTAAACGATACAGATATTCTTATCTCATTACTTAAATTTGGTTCAACACAATGCCAAAGCCATGCTGGAAATATAATTATTCTACCTTCTAACGGATCAACCCTAACCTCTCTCCATAGATGTGAAGGTGGTTCTCCTTCTTTTCTTCTTGGCATAACCATATGTGCTGCAGACCTTGGTTCGTTAAATACTATCTGGCCAGAATTTTTAGGTGCTTTAATATAATACACACCACTATAATGAGAGTTTGGATGTAAATGTGGTCTGTTATAACCACCTGGTGGATTTATATTAGCCCACATATTACCTATAAGAGGTTCACTGTCCAACCATTCTTCTTGAAATACTTCACTTTGCATTTTATATAATTCATCAACTAAAGGTTTAAATACTGGTATCTCATGCATGTTAGTTGTACTGTGCCAACCATTCATATTAGTTCGTTTAACTCCTTTGTCTTTATCCGCCCAAGCAAGAACTTTTTTTTCAAAAAGTCTATTGTCTAAGTTAACATCTTTAGCATATATAATTGTTGGAAAGTATGCAGCTTTAATCATCATTTGAACGGTGTGCCTCCAAACCACATAACTAAAGATTTTCTGTTGCCACGTATAACAGGTTTTACTCTGTGTCTAATAAACGATGCAAAGAACACAGCGTGTCCTTGTTTTATTTTTGCAACTTTACCTTCAGCCATTAATTCTAAATCTCCACCTTCAAACTCATTCTCAGGAGATAGTAAACAAGTCATAGATATTTTTCTTACAGGTGGTTCGTGTTGACAGTTTACATCATTATCTACATGCCACTCATAGAACCCACCTTCTGGATATTCTGTGTATTGTGCCATTTCAGTTATTGTCATTCCGTCAAAACCAAAATGATTACCATTGGTAGTCTTCATAATTTTTTCTATGTCTTTATACATGTCTGTCATTTTTTTAAATGGTATCCAACTAATGTGTGAGGTTCTAGTTTTAGTATCTATCTTTCCACCTTTAATACCTTTATCACTTCCAACACTTGCATTATTCCTAGGTTCTGCACGTCCTGCTTGAATTATCATTTTACATTGTTCAGGTGTAAAGATTGGTGTGGTTGTTTCTACTATATAAGATTTCCATCGTGGTTCTGTTATCATATTAATATCCGTATTCTACCCATCCTGTTATTATATATTTATCATTCGATAAAGGTGGGTTACCTCTATGAACGTGTGTAAATTGTGATGGCCATACTAACATAGTATTTTTCTCTGGTTTGAATCTACACTTTTGATATAAAAATTCTGTTTCTCCACCTTCTGTAACATCGTTAAGATAAATCATAAAAGCTAGTATTCTGTTTCTTGCTTTCATCGCTGCGTTTTCACAATGCCAAAAATGATACCCCTCACCTACTTTGGTTTTCTGTATCTTAACCTCAAGTATATTATGTGTGGCTAGCTTTTTTAGATATGAATATTTTTGCACATATAAAGGGTATACATCTTTAAAAAACATATCTATGAAAGGTTTGTTATTATAAGTCATAGGAACATTAGTATCTCTGATGGTATCTATTGCATTGTCGGATACTAACATCTCATCTACTTGTCTTGGATATACCGCACCTTGTTTCTCACATTTATCAAAATAATTTTTATAGTCATCTATCATTTCATTTGGCATAAAATTTTTAAATAAACCAATATGGTTATCAATGTAAAATTGTTTTTCCATTAACTAGCACCTCTGTTTTTTATTGGATCAAATTGCACATCACAGTTTGCAGCAAGCGTTCGTCTTACTTCATTAGTTCCATTAAATGGATATACGCAATGTCTCATATCATACGGGAAGATATAAAAGTCTCTAAGATCCATTGGTGGTTGATAATCTATCTTTGCAAACTGACCGTTAGCTGCACCTAATATCTGTAGTCTACCGTTTTGTGGCACTTCATCATTTGAATATTCTCTACCATATGTTGATGGTAATTTTAGAATCATCACACTAGATAGACCTGTAAACAACATGCCTCTATGAATGTGTGCAGGATTATATTCGTGTTGTTTCATCTCGTTAACCCAGATAGAATTTAGATGGGTTTCATAATCTCTTATCTTATTAAACGCTAGATAATGTTTAAACATTTGTATAAAATAATTTGTTACATCTCTTGGTAACATATTATGATTTTTCATCTTTGTCTGATCTGCACCATTATAAAATAAAGAATGTTCTTTCTCTATCTTACCTACTAACTGTCTATTCGCAGGTGCGAGATTATTAAAATTAGATTCATAAATATAATTAATAGAATTGAATATATCTAAAGGAACCTGATATTTTAAAATAGATTGACCTAAAAATATAAAATCAAACTTTGGGTTTTCCATGTTGTTCAAGTTGTTCTCTTTCTTTGTAACTGCTTTCTAATTCACCAGATTTTTTAATTCTCTGTAGTGATTGTAATTGTCCCATTACATTAAATATCTCTGCTTCTGATGAGTTTTGATTTAATGTTTTAGCTTTTTCATGGTATTGTAAACCATAAGATTCTAATTGGTGAACGTTGACATCTTTATCATTAAATGATCCATCGTTAAATTCTTTCTTTAATTTAGACCACATTTTAATCTCACGCATTCTATGTCTTGCAACTTTTTCCATAGATGCTTTACCAAATCTACATTCATCTAAATCTATTTGATATTTAGTTCTTTTGTAGTCATCTTCTTCTGTTTCAATTTTCTTTTCTAACCAAGTTATCTTTGCTTCGTTTCTTCTATAATCAAATGACAAAGCCATAAGATTATCTAAATAACTAGATTGTTCTCTTACACACTGCCAATACTTTGATGCTTTAGTTGGGTATCTATTATCTTGTAACACAGAAAACCTTGCCTCTGTTTCTGTTCGAAACATTTGTTTCTTGGTCCATGTATCACGAAGCTCGTCTACCATACCTTTAAATGAAGACAGATCTTCAGTAGATAATAAATTATTTAAATGTGGTTCTTCACCTTGTATTACTTCTTTAACGTCTTTTTTCATAGCTTTATCCTTTATAGTTAAGACTAATATATATTAATTAAAATATATTACAAGTCTTATGAGTCGGTAAATGTAATAGTTGTAGGATTTTTTGTATCCCATTCTTCTGTAGCTGAGGAAGCACCAGGTGCTGCTTCTCCACCAAAAGCTAATCCTGAATTATTGTCTGCTCCAGCTCCTCCTCCCTGCATTCTTGCAGTGCTTAGATCAGCAACTTCTGTCCAATTAGTTCCATTCCAACTTTCTGTTGCTCCTGTAAGTGGTGGTGTGCCTCCTGCACCTATAGCTGAAGTAGATGTACCAAATCCAGATAAATATATTCTTCCTGTGTTTAAATTATTAACTTCAGTCCAGTTCGTTCCATTCCAAGATTCTGTTTCGTTTTTTGCTCCTCCTGGATTTTGTCCACCAAAAGCTAAAGCAGCTGTATATACTTTTCCTGAAGATCCTAAACCTCTTCTAGCAGTATTTAAATTATTAACTTCAGACCAGTTTGTTCCATTCCAAGTTTCTGTTGTTCCTGAATATGGTGGCTCATCTCCTCCAAAAGCTAAGGCAGACGTATTATCTGCTCCAGCACCACCAGCGAGTTTTCTTGCAGTATTTAAATCATTAACTTCAGTCCAATTACTTCCATTCCAAGATTCTGTTTTTCCAGTTATGGGTGGTTCTCCACCAAAAGCTAATGCTGATGTTTGAGTTCCAGCTGCTGCTGCAGCTTGTCTAGCTGTATTTAAATCGTTAACTTCAGTCCAGTTTGATCCGTTATAAGATTCAACTACTCCTGTTGTACCAGGAATCGATCCTCCTATAATTAAAGCAGCTGTTTGTATTCCAGCTCCTGTTGTTTCTTTTCTAGCTTGATTTAAATTTCCACCTGTAGACCAAGATGCAACTAAACTTGTTAGAGTCCATTCTTCTGTAGTTCCTATCACAGCACCTGGAGGCCCTAATCCACCAAATGATAAAGTGTTTGATGTAGAACCTTTTCCAGCTAAATAGTTTCTTGCTGAATTTAAATCATTAACTTCTGTCCAGTTAGTTCCGTCCCACTGTTCCGTTACAGCTGTTCTACCTGGTGGCGATGATGGATTTCCACCAACTGCTAAAGCAGCTGTGTTTGTTCCACCTCCAGCTAAAACAGTTCTTGCACTATTCAAATCGTTAACTTCCGTCCAGTTTGTACCATCCCATGATTCTGTTTTTGCTGAAATAGGTGGTGTTCCACCAAAACCTATTGCAGCTGTGTTATCTGCTCCTGCACCTGCAAGCTGTGTTCTAGAGGAATTTAAATTATTAACTTCAGTCCAATTAGTTCCATTCCATGTTTCTGTATTATTTACAGGTGGACCAGGATCTACGTCTCCTCCAAATGCTAATGCAGATGTTTGTACTCCAGCACTTCCCATACGTTGTCTTGCTGTATTTAAGTTGTTTACTTCTGTCCAGTTGGTACCATTCCATAACTCTGTTCTATTTTGTAATCCAGGACTATCTCCTGGTCCACCTCCAAATGCTATAGCAGCTGTTTGAGTTCCACAACCTCCTGGAAAAGAGTTAGCTTGATTCATATCATTAACTTCAGTCCAAGTTGTTCCATCATAAGATTCTGTCAAATCTTGTACTGGTGGATATCCACCAAATGCTAAACCAGCTGAAGCATCACCAGCAGCTCCTAAACCATATCTTGCCGTGTTTAAAGCATTAGTAGTTGACCAAGATCCTGCTAAGTTAGGTCTTTGTCCTTTTAAAACATTTGATGTTGAGTTAAACCAAACTTGTCCTTCAAGAGGGTTTGATGGATCAGATGAATTGACCTCAATGTTTGTTCCTTTTAATTCTTTATATGTTGTCATAATTAACTCGCGCTTACTGTTTTAGTTGTTACTGATGAACCAGACCACTCTTCTGTTGCTGCTCCATTACTTGGAGCAGGTTGTCCACCAAATGCTAATGCTAATGTTTGATTTCCAGCACTTGCATGAGAAGGTCTTCCAGTAGACATGTCTGCAACTTCTGTCCAACCAGATCCATTCCATAATTCTGTTTTACCTGTAAAACCAGGTGAACCTCCTCCTGTTTCACCTCCAAAAGCTACTCCTGCTGTTGTTGTACCGCCTCCTCTAGGACTATCTCTCCCTGTACTTAAATTATTCATTTCTGTCCAATTTGTTCCATTATAGTATTCAGTATTTGCTGTAACTCCTCCAGGTTCACTTCCGCCATATGCTAACCCAGCAGTGCTATCAACACCAATATTTCCTCCTAATCTCATTTTAGCAGTATTCATATCATTAACTTCTGTCCAGTTAGTTCCATTCCATGCTTCTGTATTTGCCACTCTTGTAGTGGTATAACCACCAACAGCTAATGCTGATGTTTGAATTCCAATTCCTGTTAATATATTTCTAGCAGTATTTAAATCGTTGACTTCTGTCCAGTTAGTTCCATTAAAAGATTCTGTAACTGCTCCAGGACCTGTATTACCACCAAAAGCTAAAGCAGCAGTATATAATCCAACTCCTGCTAAACCGTATCTAACAGTGCTTAAATCATTTAATTCAGTCCAGTTGCTTCCATTGTAAAGTTCTGTAGCTCCAGTATTTGGAGGTGCTTCTCCACCAAAAGCTAAAGCAGCTGTTTGTATTCCAGCTCCCGCTAAACTTTCTCTACCTGTATTTAAAGTTCCACCCGTAGACCAAGCAGTTGTTGTGTTAGTAAAAGCAAACTTTAAAACATTATCAGTATCATTATACCACACCTCTCCCGTTATCGGATTATCGGGATTAGTCGTGTAAGTCCGAATCTTTGTGCCATGTATTTCTTTATACTCAGCCATTTAAATTTTTACTCCTCTAATGTTATGTCAGCAGGTCTTGGATTTCTCTCATCAGATTTTTCTTCATCCGTCTGAGCATCCCAAGCAGCTTGTGCCGCTTGAACCTCTGCATCAACTAATGCTTGAGCCTCGTCTTTTGTTTTAACGACACCCGCTACTTTGGCGATCCAAAGATTAGCATGTTTGTTGTATGCAGGAACTTGCCAAACATTCGCTGGATAGCCTTTAAACGTGATTCTGTGAGATTCAACGTGATCGATGAAACCCTTTCCCCAGTTTTCTGCTACACAGTATTGATATGTTTTTGCCATAGTTTTCTCCTTTTATTAATCGGTTAATACCTTAATTGTACTTGAAGATCCACTCCATTCTTCTGTTGCTGTAGTAGCACCAGGTGATGCTTCTCCACCAAAAACTACTCCTGAACTATTATCTGCTCCAGCTCCACCTAATTGTATTCTTGCAGTGCTTAAATCTGCAACTTCTGTCCAACTTACTCCGTTCCATAATTCTGTTTTTGCTGTAATTGGACTACCTCCTGCACCTACAGCTGATGTGTATGTACCAAATCCAGCTAAATATATTCTTGATGTAGTTAAATCATTTACTTCAGTCCAGTTGGTTCCATTCCAAGACTCTGTAACTGCTGTTTTTCCTCCACTTCCTGGACTACTTTGTCCACCAAAAGCTAATGCAGCTGTATATAATTTTCCTGAAGATCCTAAACCTCTTCTAGCAGTGTTTAAGTCATTTACTTCAGTCCAGTTTGTTCCATTCCAATTTTCTGTTTTTGCTGAATATGGTGGCTCATCTCCTCCAAAAGCTAAAGCAGATGTATTATCTGCTCCAGCAGCACCAGCAAGTTTTCTTGCTGTATTTAAATCGTTTACTTCTGTCCAATTACTTCCATTCCAAGATTCTGTTTTTCCAGTTATAGGTGGTTCTCCACCAAAAGCTAATGCTGATGTTTGAGTTCCAGCTGCTGCTGCAGCTTGTCTAGCTGTATTTAAATCGTTAACTTCAGTCCAGCTTGTTCCGTCATAAGATTCAACTACTCCTGTTGTACCAGGAATTGATCCTCCTACCATTAAAGCAGCTGTTTGAAGTCCAGCTCCTGTTGTTTCTTTTCTAGCTTGATTTAAATTTCCACCTGTAGACCAAGCACCGATTGGTGCACCAGCACCTGTCCAGTGTTCTGTTTGTGCAAACGAAGGAGCAGGAGAATCCTCTCCACCAAAAGCTAATGCAGATGTACCACCAGATCCAGCTCCTCCTAAATTTCTTCTAACTAATGATAAATCAGCTTGCTCTGACCAACTA